AAGATGGAAGGTGACTTCGATACAGGTAATGTAAGGTTTAAGGCCCGTGAGCGTTATAGCTTCGGGTACTCGGACCCACGTTGCGTGTACGGTTCACCCGGCGCATAAGACCACGGGAGGGGGGAAACCCCCTCCTTTCTTTCTGGGGAAACCAGCCCTAGCGACTGACCCAGCAGACGCTCACAAAGACTCTAGGGCGAAACCTTTTGTGAGAAGGTACTATTATGGCGAATACACATTTTTCAGGGCCGGTAACATTTTCAGCGGCACGGCCTACCCTCCAAAATCTTAATATTGGCACATGGCCGGATCAAACCCGGTACATGGATGATTTCACTGGCGTCACTTTGGATGCCACCAATGATTGGACCGTTGTAAAAGACTCAGGTGCGGCTGCTGGATTACAGGCAGATGCTTTGAATGGAGTAGTTGATCTTACTTCAGCCGCGACCACCGATAATGACGGTAGTTCCATTCAAGGGAATGAAATCTGGGGTCTTCCCTCAACGGCTGGTGAAAAGCTTTATTTCGAGGCTCGGTTCCAGATGTCTGATGTCGATCAGATGGATATGTTCATTGGCGTTTGTGAAAACTTTGCGACAAATCCAGAAGCTATTTTCACTGCATCCAATAGAATTGGGTTCCAGATTGATGACGGGGACGCAACTCCTCATTTGATTACAGAATCAAGTGACAGTGAGACTGACACGACCTTGTCAGGGACTACGTATGATCTCACTGATGCAACGGATGTCACTGTGAGTTTTGTAGCGACGAAGGGTACAAGTACCGATGTAGTAGATTTCTATATCAATCGTACCAAAGTCGGCACTCATACTACGAATGTTCCGACAGCCAATATGACGCAAGCAGCAGCAGAAGTTTCTGGTAATGCTACCGGGACAAAGTCAATGAGTATTGACTACATTATGGTCGCACAAGACCGTGGTGTTAGTTACTAACCCAGGGGAGTAACTTAAATGGCTGATGTCTTTGTAGAAAAAGTCATTGAGGATGGTCCTCGTAACTTTGTTAAATCTTTTTCGTACACGCACGTTGACACAGGTCAATCTGCGGTTCTGGCGATAGATGTTTCTGGATTATCCACTCTTCAAGATGGAACGGCTTGCACCGGAGTTCGTATTAATAAAATACATTTTAGTACGTCAAATCTTGAATTAAACATTTTATGGGATGCCAGTACCGATGTATTAGCAATAGTGCTACCAACAGATTACCAAGGTAGTTTTGATTTCTCTTCTTTTGGGGGCTTAGTAAATAGTGCTACAAGTCCTACTGGAGATATCAGATTTACTACTGTGGGTGCTGCGGCTGATGATGATTACACTGTGGTCCTAGAATGCATTAAGGAGTTCTAAGATGTCTAATGAAGGTGGCAAGGGCCTATCCGATGCCGATAAATTACGTGCAGCATTAAAAACTGCTATAAAAAAAGAAAAAGCACGGGCTAAGGCTAAGGCTGAACTGAAATCCAAAGAACCAAAATTGAAAAAAGGCGGTGCAGCAAAAAGGCAAGTTGGTGGAACAACTCAAGGTTATAACGCTCGGCTTGATGAGCGTCTTGGGATGACTGGCCGACCTCGTAGTGCTACTGGACAGACTTATGCTCAAAGGAGAGCCGAATCCAGAGGTGCTCGTACACCGGCTGGATCTTTTGGCTTTACTGCTAAGAAAGGCGGCGCCGCAAAGCGTAAAAAGGGTGGTACTGTCAAACGGTCCCGTGGTGGAACGGCTAAGAAGAAGTAGCTAGTACCGTGGACGATCTTTCCCGTAAGAATGAGCTTGAGCTTGTCGAGATAAAAGGCGAGCTCAAGCTCCTTTCACAAAAGATAGATGTTATTAAGACAAATGACATTTATCATGTCCAAAAGTCCCTGGACACTATGAGCAAGCGTTTATGGGCGATAGGGCTTTTGATATTAGGTCAATTAATAGTAGGACTGCGCCTTACTGTGTGGGGTTAAGGAGTAAAGGATGGCAACTTCTGGATCGGTTGATTTCAACCTGGACATGGCTGAGATTACAGAGGAAGCTTTTGAAAGGTGCGGCCTAGAATTACGAACTGGGTATGATGCCCGGACTGCACGAAGATCACTAAATCTTCTTTTTGCAGAGTGGGCGAACCGGGGGTTAAATCTCTGGACGATTGAGCAAGTCACACAGACTTTAGCTCAGTTATCGACTTCCTCTTCCATAGCAACCTATCCTATTGGTGTTATCACCATGACGGTTGGGTCTTCTACCAGCTTCTCTGTTGGGGAAACGATAACAGGTGGCACCAGTGCGGTAACCGCTTCTATTATTACTCTCCCTTCTTCCACTACCATGACTCTAACGGTTCCGAGTGGTGATTTTACGGCTGCGGAAACGATTACTGGATCCTCGAGTGCGGCTACTACTACTGTTACCGCTAATCCGAGCTTGACAGATGTCCAGGCTACCGTGGACGTACTAGAAGCTGTAATTCGTAGAGATAGCCAGGATTTGTCCATAAACCGCATTGGGCGGTCTAATTATTTGGATATTCCCACGAAAACTACTCAGGCTCGGCCCACGCAGTTCTATGTAAATCGTCAAATCACGCCTACTGTAACGGTCTGGCCAAGTCCTGAAAATTCTACGGACCAACTTATTTATTATCGCGTTAAACGAATTGAGGATGCAGATGCGTCCACTGATGATGCCCAGATTCCTTTCCGCTTTTTACCTTGTTTGGTAGCTGGATTATCCTATTACATAGCTTTAAAGCGATCTCCTCAACGAGTAGAAGGGTTGAAGCTTATTTATGAAGAAGAATTTCAAAGGGCGGCAGATCAGGATATAGACCATGGGGTTCCTTTACGCCTTGTCCCCACCGCAAGATCTCTAAGGGTATAACATGTCTCGATACGCAAGTGAAAAATATGCGATGGGCATATCAGATATGTCCGGCAGGGCATATCGACTTAGAGATATGGCTAAAGAATGGAATGGATTCCTGGTAGGAAAGGACGAATTTGAGGCGAAACAGCCCCAACTTACGCCGGCGAAGGTTCTCCCAGACGCTCAAGCTTTACGCATAAGTCGCCCAGACAGGGTGGAACCTCCTGTGGAGGTTCTTCTTCAGTTTAATCCGTTCAGATCAGGGGATTCTGGATCGACAACCATTAATGTGTACCAACCAGGACATGGTAGAAGCACAGGGGATACGGTTCGATTTCGTGCTGTAGAGGCTTTTGACGGCTTTACAGAAAGTATGATTGAAACTGCTGCCGGGTTCTCCATTACGAAAGTTGATGATGCTAATTATACCTTTACGGCCAGTAGTGGAACAGCCACAAGTGGGTCTGTTCTAGGCGGGGGTGGTTTTGCTTCCGCTGGCCCTGTAACAGTGAGTCCTTAACATGGCTTTTACATTTGCAACCCTTAAAACTGCAATTCAGGATTATACAGATAATACTGAAACCACTTTTGTTAATAATCTGACAAGGTTTATCCTGAATGCGGAAGAACGCATCTTAAAAGAGGTGCAGTTAGATGTTTTTAGGCAAAATTCCCAAGGAACCACCACTGCTTCTCAAAAGTTTTTATCCAAACCCAGTGACTTTTTAGCACCTTTTTCTTTGAGTGTAATAAGTAGCTCTAAAAATGAGTTTCTTTTATACAAGCATGTGACTTTTTTACAGGATTACACCCCGAATCCTGGCACGACGGGGGTTCCTTTGTATTACGGAGATTGGAACGATACCACTTTCTTACTGGCGCCTACCCCGAATGACGCTTTGACCATGGAATTGCATTATTTCTTCCGTCCTACTTCCATTACAGCAACTGCCGATGGGACCAGTTGGCTTGGTGACAACGCAGAATTGGCTCTTTTGTATGGGAGCCTGGCGGAAGCGTACACTTTCATGAAGGGGGAGCAGGATTTGTTAACGCTTTATAACAGCCGCTATATGGAATCTCTCCAGGGGCTTAAAAATCTCGGGGAAGCGCAACAGACCCAGGAAGAATACAGGTTTGACCGCATAAGGAGGGAACTTGCCTGATGCTTCAAGCGAACGGTCAAGGAGATTTGGGGACAGTTAAAGTATTCACCTCGAATGACGGTGGTCATAGCCCGGAAACAATAGCTGATATGGCTATGAACAAGATTATGACTATTAATGAGAAAGCACCTCCTCCTATACGGGATCAGGCGGTCACGTATAGAAATAATGTTAGGGATGTAATACTCTATTACCTAAAGAAAATGGCGCAAAGTGAACGAACCACTATTTGGGCTTTACTTCGGAAGCAAGGGCATGAAGACATGGCCGAGATGATAAGGAGATTGTGAAATGGCTATTAATCAGGCCATGTGCGGTACTTACAAACAAGAAATCACAGTAGGTATCCATTTTTGGCTGGATCATACTAGGACAGGGTCTTCCGGTATTTCAGCGGATACCTTTAAAATTGCGATGTTTACCTCAAGTCGTACCGATGCCAATGAGGATTTG